ATCACATTCTCACGCATTTCAAATAGCGTTGCAAAATGTTTAAGCATAGCGCTTATTAGCTCTGGGTTAATCTCAGATGCACTTGCATGGCCAGCGGTAAACCTGATTTTAACAGGGTTTTCAACGGTCTTGCTATAGTCAGTAACAACTGGTAAATCAGCTGTTTGAACTCTTAGCATTCCAAAGCCATAGTGACTATTTAAATCTGTGGTATAGCTAACATTTACAGTAGTGCCTTCACTGTCTATATAGCTCACACTATCAATAGAAATAAGTGGTGGATAGGGTAAAGATCGCTTTTCTGTAACTACAGGAATAAATAAATCATAAGTAGCTTGCATTAACTGCATGCCGGTAGCTTCCACACATGATTTAACAACCGTGTCAAGAATAACAGATATAGTCTCTGCTTGATCGGTCATTTCATCATCACTTAGCCTTAGCCATGCTTTTATTTGGGCATTGCTTAAAGGTTTAGCGCTTGGTGGAGTTACTAGCTTTATCATTCAGCGTCTGCTAATGCTTTTTCAATTTTAGTGATCAGTGCCTTATTCAAGCCTTCAATGCTTGAGAGGTCTGTTGATCGTATTTCAGCAAGGGTTAACAAACCCGCTTTTATCAACTTGTCTCTGCTTGGAAAGTCGTTGGGAAGGGAAGGGGTGAGCGGAATAGCAAAACCTTCTGAGATGTACTTTTCTGCTAAATGCTCTGGTACTTGCTCGATAGTATCAGCAAAGTAGCTGCTATCTTTAGGTCTTGCTGTAAATCGTACCTTTATAGTTTTCATTTGGTTGCTCATAACTTCTTTAATTTAGAAAAATTTACCCACCAGATTTCAAACTGGTGGGTAAAGCGTTTTTTCAGTTAATACAATCAGGTAGTTGTGATGTCTTGGATAGCTGCGAAGCTATCAGGACGAGCAACCGCTGTATCGGCAAAGATTTTAGCCTCTACAATAATTTTACCTGCTTTGCTCTCACGGTATGGGTTAAGCTGCAAGCCTACACCACCCCACTGGCCAATGTAAAGGTCATTCCAGTTACCAAAGATCATTGCAGAGCAAACACCCGTGGCAGTACCTTTTGTAAGGTTTGAAGGAACTTCTTCTGTCTCACGAACGCCACGGCCATTCATGATAGCAGAGTCGTCACGCATCAAGTAGATAGGCTGACCTGATACTTTTGGTGTGGTTTTGGCTGATCCCACTACGTTGGCATTTGTCAAGTATGCTAAAGCCCCACGGCCAGCTCTCTTGTTTTTTACCTTAGTTTCTAGCTCTACCACTTTAGCCCAGGTTAACGGACCACCATTTCCACCCATTGCAACAGCGCCAATGCCAGATGTACCAAGTACGTCAGCAATAGCCATTTTCTCGATATGCTCAGCAAGTAATGCTGCTAAGTGATTTCTGACCCACATTTCTACATCTACAGAGCTTTGAACTAGCAAAGTATCTGTAATAGGGACTTCAACCGGAATGCGTTGCGCATCAAGAGTAATCTCATCCACAGTAGGTGAAACATCACCAGCATTTGCGCCCTCTGCTTTTACAGCAACGGCAGTTGAACTTCTGGTAAATCTTGGGAAGGAAAGCTTTCCGTTTAAGCCAGCAAAGAATGTAGCTACATCTGCAAATACTAGATTTGAGTACAACACATCAATCAATGATGCTGAAACTGTCTTTTGAATTAACTCTGCCGAACTTGGATCACCACCTTTACTCAATTCATTTCTGAATTTTGTTTTTAAGTAGCTAGTTGGAAGTATGATTGAAGAAGAATCTGCAATGCCTAAGCTTTTAAGCTCATTTGCACCCTCTTGGGTAAGTTCAGCCGCATGACCAGATACCCTACCTTTTTGAAGGTCAGAAATAGCGTCAACGATAGAGAACTTGCGTAACTCTTTTTGTTCTTGCTCATCTGGCATTTTGTTGGCATTAAACTGCATAGCTTTTTTAGCAGCATCAATCTGTGAATCCAGATTTAACACTTCTTTTTCCTTCTCTGCAAAGGTTTCTGCATTAAATCCATCTGGATTTTCTGCGTACAACTGCAGGTCTTTTGCCTTAGCTGCACGATTTTCGATTAGTCTTTTCATAGGAGTAGACATTAGATCACCTCTATTTATTTGTTGTTGATTTTTCGTGCTTGCTCAAGGCAAAGCAAACGTTCTTTTTCACTATCTGCGAGCGGTCCTTCTTGGGCTTTTTCAATAGCTTTAGGCTGTTTAATAGCCTGAAAAGCACCAATTTTTACCGCTGACTGGAAATACAGCTTTTGGCCCTGCTCATCTAATACCGGGATTAGGTTTGAAGGCATTTTCATATTCATTTTCTCAGCAATAGCCACATCAAATGCTAAAGCAGCCATAGGCAGATCTTTAGTTGCCTCTGGCTCAAAAGCATCATCTATTAAGCCGATTTCTTTGGCTTCAGTTGCACTTAACCAAGTTTCAGCTTTCATGTGCTGATCTATTAGCTCTTCATTACCACCAGAGTTCTTGCCGTAGATGCTTTTAATTCTGTCCGTAACTCTGTCTAAAGTGTCCGCATGTTTTCTGAGGTCTTCTGCCTTTCCCCACATTCCACTTGAAGCAGCGTGAATCATTTGTAGCGCATTTTCAGACTGCATTCTTTTGCCTGGGCTTGCAGATTGTGCAATAATTGTGGCGGCAGATGCACTAAGTCCATAAATACGAGTCTCAACTTCAGCATCGAACTCTTTTAACAGGTCGTGCATAGCAAGGGCACTATCCACATCACCACCTGGGGAATTTATGTTGACGCGAATTTCATCAACCTTGCCCTTTAGCTCAGTAATTTCATTAAGTGCATTGCGTAGCCAAACACGAGTGTTTTTATCATCAAACCAACCACCGCCAATAATATCATCTATTTCAATGACAGCGCTGCGTTTAGCTTCATTCTTTATAATATTTAGTCCTTTCATTGGATTGCCTCGTCTGGGTGAAAAAAGTTTTTAGAGTGAAGTGGTTCATTTCCCCATTCTTCTGGGTTCATATCTTCCAGATCACGAATTTGGTTGGGTGTAATAGCTTTTACATTGGTCATTGTTTGATAAAATTCTGCTCTAGTTTTAACATCTGCACGCAATAAGCCTTTAACGCTAAATTTATGCTTGATGCCAGCGTCTAGCTCTTGATCTGTGAGTAGCTTCGCGTCTAGCTCCTCTTCCCACTGCTTAAACCATGGTAGCATTGTATGTGCATAGAACTCTGTGTTCATGTGCTCATAGTTATTATATTTGCCCTCTGATGCGTATAAATAAGCAAGGTTTACATGGAAAAAGCGCCCAACGTCAGCTAAAGAATACTGGCCATTTTCAATAAATTGCGCTTCTTTTGGAGATACCCCAAGTTTGATTAGCTCTGCATCTTCATCAATAACGGCTATAGAATGAGCCTTGTCTAAACCAACATTTCTGCGTTTAAAATCATCAAGCATCAATTCTTTAGCTGCTCTCTTTTGCTCCATGGTGTTACCTAAAGATTTTTTCACTTTAAGAACTGAGCTTATATTGGCTCCATTTTCATAGAACTGCTTATTGAAACTCATTCTTGTAAGCTCCCCATCTAAGGCAAGCCTCATATCTGAAATAGGGGATTGACCTTTAACGCCATCTAGGGTTAAACCTGTAAAGTGAATCATGTCACTTGATGCAATAGGTTCCTGACGGCCACTGACTAAATACCTTAGGTCATAACCACCACCAGGGAACTCATAAATCTGTGGAGTAACCAATGAAGGATGAATAATCATTAATTGATTACCAGTTTGGTATCTTTTAATTTCTGAATAGGCGTTCCCCCAACGTAGCACAAGCTGTTGCATGGTTTGTTTCCATTTTAGTGCCCTCATTATGCCATTTGGATTTCTATTTAACAGCTTATGGTTCGGATGGTCATACAAACGCTGCTTGCCATCAGTGCCATTATCTTGTAATACATGAATATTTAAATAGCCTATAGTATTAGCGATTAAACCGATAGCCCTATAAACAGCAGATATTTGCGTCATATTACGCTCTGTTGCTTTACTTACAATGCCATTAGCCCCTAGTCCGAATATCTCAACGGACTTAGGGTCGTCCATTCTGTAGAACCCTAATGTGTTAGCTATGTCGTCTATAAAACTCATAGCCTAAAGATGACAATATATGTCACCCCATTCAATGCACGGAACGTGTGGTTTTTAACGTCTATTTTCTCTCATTCTGTTACGGAAAGAGTTATAACAACTGTACTTACGGTGGCGAAAATACTTCAAGTGCAGGGACTCACATTGCTCATAGGCTTCTTCATAAGTACTATGCAACTGTGTAAGCTCGTAGAATTTGCAAGAAAAGCCTTCTAGTGTAAGTAAATCGGTTATTTCTTTGGGGTAGGGCTGTAATGTGAACACATCTGGTTTATAATCGAATGATTGTTGCATATTAAGAGCGTTCCTGTGCTAGTTGTTCCCTGGCTAATTTTGCGTAAATGCTTTCTTGATCTTCCTCACTTGGCATAGTGGCCACACCAATAGCCATTGCTAAAGCTACCATTCCGTCAATCTTATCTTTACTCTTTGATTTGTCCATCTTCATGGCGCCAGTCTCATTAATTTTTATAACTACATTCCCTGCCATCCATCTGAGTATAGGATTTCCACCATGGTGTAATCTGTTTTGATAGGAAAGTTTGTTTATTTCCTGGACTGGTTGGTCCATTGAAATAAAGCCTTGACCAAATTCCATGAGTGGAAGGTCTAAGCTCATTAAGTACTGAACTACACCATGGGTTGCTTTAAATCTATCAAATGCTAACCATTTTAAATTGAATGGCTCTACAATCTTGGCTACTTGCGCTTTGATGGTGTTATCGTCTACTAAATTACCGTCCGTAACAGATAAGTAGTTGGCTTCTTCCCAACCTCTGTAATGTATATTCTCTTTGCGGTCATCAAGCTTTGCTTCTGGAATCCAGAAGTATGGGTACACATCATAATGAATAAGATCACCACGTTCATGTGGGAAAATTAATACCAGGGCGTTAAAATCTTGGGAAGCTGCTAAATCAAGCCCTGCAAAGCATTCCCCTTTTTGGGTTTCAATAGGTGGCGGTGCTTCCCCCTGCATCCAAATTTCATCAGGAATCCAAACCTCAGCTGCATCTACCCAAATGTTCAGGTTTTTAGTCTTGAACTCTACTTCATACGTCTTGTCATTTTTGGCTTTTTGGTGGCCAATTCGCAAACTGTCTAAACTTACGGACACTTCTAAATTTGGATTGCTTTTTGCCCATACTTTTGGATCAGACCAATCATCATCTTTATCCAGGGTAAAGATGATGGCAAAGATTGAATCATCGTTTTTTATACCTTTGAGAATTTCCATACAAACATCTCGATACTGATAGCAAGGACCTTGTTTATTAAAGCCTGCAGTAGTAATAGTAAATAGGAAAGGGTTACGCCTGGCACCCATGCCTGTACGAATAACGGACCAAAGCCCCGCGGTTAGGTGGGCATGATATTCATCACAGATGGCTGCGTGAATATTCAGTCCATCCAATTTCTTAGAATCTGCTGGAAGTGGCTTAACAAATGAACGTGTTGTTGGGACCAACAGAGCGTTGGTTCTGGGCTTGAAATGCTTTAATAAATGCTTTTCCCCTTTGGCCATGTCAACAGAGGCTTCATAGCAGATTTTAGCCTGTTCCATTTTTGTGCCAGCAGTGTAGCATTGAGCGCCCACTTCGCCATCTACTAATGCTGCAAATAGAATTATAATGGCAGCAAAGGTAGTCTTTCCATTTTTACGAGCCACATCTACATACGCCTCTTGAAATCTGCGTACCCATTGTTTATGCCCAAATATTTCTATCTCTTTGTACCATCCAAACAAATTCCAAACTATAAATGCCTGCCAATCTTCAAGCTGAATAGGTAAGCCTGCTAAGTGACCTTCTACGTGCTTACAAATTTGGGAGAATTTTAAAAACTTGAACGCTTTTGACTTGTCAAATTTTAAGCCACGCTTTTTACCATTTCTTAAATCGTCTATATAGCGGTCTACTGCTAACTTCTCAAAGAGATTAGTTACACGTTCACCAGTGGCTACAGATGCTACATAAGAATCAATGAGAGATTCCCAATTCAACTATACTACATCTCCATAAGTTTTTTTAGTGGGTCATCATCTTCATTTTCAACACTCGACAATATCTTAGCTCTTGAAGCTGGCGACATACCAAACTCTGAGCCGTAACTTTTCCATTGATCTCTTACTTTAGAAAGCATTTGGAACTTTGGGTTAGGACGCTTAATCATACCAGTATCTGTAATAGACTCATAAACTCGGCCTTCCTTTTTTACTTGCCTGGTCAAGCTTACAACATCTGAGTAAATATCAGACATTACCGCAAGTGATTGTAGATCAGTCTTAGAAAGCGTTTGTTGCTCTTGTAGCATTTCTGCCATTTGCATGAAAGCCTTTGAGCCGGTTGCGTTTAACCAAGTCGGACTTTTAAGAACTTCGATCTCTAATTTTTGCGGTTCCTTTCCTGAGTCTCTATCCTTGCGGTACGTTCCTTCCAACTGCTTCTGTGCTTTGGGTTTGCGAGGTCGACCTGTTCTAGCCATATCAGAGTGCTTTTAGGTTCATGACTTATGACATATTTTTTTTGACAC